NGCAGTCGTCAAGTGTATCATACTTATATAACGTACAAAGTTTAAATTTTGTACATAAAAAAAGGAGGTAATCAAACCTCCCTTTCTACTAAACAAAAAAATTACTCTATTATGAAAACTTATAAAGTTTATATAAAGATATAAAAAAAAGGGATATGATTTACATACCCCTTGATTTTTTTTGATAACAAAGTTAAACCCTATTAGTTAGGAGTTATTTGCGCACCTTGAGTAGCACCTGTTACAACTGTTGAAATTGTAAAGTCTGGCGCAGCTATTTCCTGTGCAGTAAACGTTAATGAGTAACCATTTAAGTCTCCCATTGCTGCTCCATTAGAAAAAGTTCCAGTCGTTAATTCACAACCGTTAACTTTACCCATTAAATAGTAAGAACTACCTGCCTCACCACTATAAGCCTCAACCCAAATATGTGGACGAGCAATTGCAAGAAGTCTTATTTCTTCCTGAGTGTGTCTGTCTTGGAATGTAAAGTTTAAAGTTAATGTACTTTCATAAAATGTAGTACCATTTTCTCTAGAACTTGTTACAGTAGTTTCCATTGTTGAATTACCTTTGAGATCAAACTGATATAAAGTAGGAGTACCTGCTATTGCTGAAATTTCAAAATCAGTAATAGTAATAGCACCTAAAGTACCGAAATCTGCAAAGTAAACTGACTTTAAGCCACCTACTCCTGATTTACAGGGTACTTTTCTACCTTTTGTTAATAAACAAGCCATATTATATAGTTATTATAAAAAGGGAGGAATTAACCTCCCCTCTTAGATTAGTTATTATGAATAGTAAACAATATCTGCACCTACTCCGATTTGACATCCTGCAGTATATCTCATTATTACTCTTACATTTTGAGATCCGTCTTTGTCAGCCATATCAATAAATCTTACTTCATTAATGTCTGAAGTTAAACCTGTTCCAAAGAATAAGTTAGATTTATAAGTAAGTAACATTTTGTTGTTACCCATTCCGTTACAAACAAATACTGGAATCCCCTCAAAAGATAATTGCGCTCCGTTAGAAAACCAAGAAGTACCTTGATTATTGATACCCGCAGCACCTAAACCAGCAGTTCCAAAACCGCCTAATGCTCTAATGTATGCTCTAGCTACATTTGTTGAAACATAAAGAGTTAAATCTGATTTCTGTAATGTTGCTTTATTAGCAGCATCTACTACTTTACCCATTTCGTCAATTACATTTGCAGCATCTACCGCAGCAGCAACTACATCAACTACTGTTGCATCTGCTAAAGCAAGAGCCTGAAAACCATCAAAGTCATCAGCACCTGCTGCACCTGCCCAGATTGAAGTTTCTAAAGCATCAGCTACTTGAGCAGCAACTCTTGAGATTACATACTCCTCGAAAGAAGCAGGAATATCAGCATAAGCTGAGAATCCCATCTCAATAGCTTGCCATTCGTCTCTCAATTCTTTTTTACAAAGTTGAGCGTTAGCTTGCAATTCTTTTGTTTCTAATACTTTTTCAGTTAGAGTAAGTGTAGTTGTTGTTGCATCAAAATCACACGATGCACCTTTTACTACATTTGCCCAAGCACCTACCTGTAATACAGATTTGTACTTTACGTTAGGCATTATTGTTACCGCACCAGCATCTAAAGTTGATGCACTAAGCAACGCTGCCCCTAATATTTTACCACTAAACTCACCAGCGTAAGTTCCAGCAGTATAAGTTGGATTTGCCATTTTTAATTATTTTTAATTATTATACATTTTACTTAATACACGATCCAAAGATGTCTGCTTTCTATTTTGTGCATACTTTAGATTGATCTTTTTATCCACTTCTGGATTATGAGAAATAGCCTCTGCTGCTGGAGTTTCTGACAACTCTTGCTTTACCTGCTCCTCAACTTTTTTAAAATCTTCTTTTTCTCCCATCTTAGATTTTAAATCTGCGATAGCGTCTTCAAGATTTTTAATTCTTTTTTCCATACCTTGCCAGTCATAAACTGCTGCTTCTTCATCCATTTCTTCTTTTGCTTCATCTTCTTTCTGTGGTACGTCATCAGAAACAACTCTGTAATCTGCAATGATTCCCTCTTCTTCAATTACAAGAAGTTTACCATCTTCCATCACATACTCACCAACAGGCATTGCAACTTTCTCATCGTCTGTAATGATAAAGATCTCGTCTCCTGCTTTAAATGATTCTGATTCTACTATTGTTCCGTTTTCAAGTTTAGCTTGTGCTAACTTTACTTCTACATTCTCAAGAGTTTCTTCTCCTAAGAAAGTTTTTATATTTTTTAAGATTTCTGTTGCTTTCATATTACTATAACGATTATTAATTTATATTTGTATTTTTGATTATGTTGTTTTGGTTATGTTGCCTATTCCTTGATTTATCATATCACCTTTGCAGCATTCTACTGAATACTCATCTCTATCTGCACAAAGACAACCTCTTCTCGATCCTCTTGGACTTGTTCTACTTGGTGTTCTAAATTTTTTCATCTTCCTTGTCCTCTATATATTTTTTTATATCCTGTTTGTCCTTTACTCGCATTCTTGCTATGTGGATGCGATTTTCTTTTTGGTTTTATATATGCTTTAACTACGTTTCTTGCCATTATTTAATTGGTATACAATTAGGCACTTGTTTACCGTTTTTTGTTTTCATTCCGTATTGCTCATATCCTGGTTGGCAAGGTGCTTTTAAATTATGCTTCTCACAAGGCATATACCAAGTCTTACCCTCAAAATCGTGTGTATGTAATTTATCACAACCAATATTTTTTGCAGCTTCTAATGCTTTTTCTTCTGTCGCATAAGCTAACCTATCATCAATAATTGCAAAATCTTCATTAACTTTCATTGAAGCTAATTCTAATTCCTCTATTTGTTTAATTTTACTTTCGCTCCATCTTAAAGCAGCTTTACCACCCCAAAGCAAATAAGATATTGTACCGCAAGCGTCTTTGTCTGATTCATTGTAATACTCATCTGCTCGACTTAAATAAGAATACATTCTTTTAATAGTTTCTTTAGATACTGGCTTTCCTTGTGATAATTGTTTTGCTCGTATCTTACCAACTTGAGTAGCGCACTTGTTATTGTTCTTCTCGTTTAATTCTATACCTCTTTTAGCGTTGTTCTTTACTGCTTCAGGATAATCACTATATGATTCGTATTCTCTCCTCTTACCGCCTTTAATTCGTTTATCTTGTTTTACTATTGATCTAATAGTTGATAACATTTGTTCAGCTTCTTCTTCTTCAAAATCGTTTATTGGCTCTTTAGGGCGTTCTGCTTTGTCAGCAAAGTAACCCTCTATGCTAAAGCCTTTAACTTTTCCTGTTTTTACATATTCATCCCATACCTCATCAGAGTTTACTTTAACTGCACCCATCCAAGTACCTACTGGCACATTTAAGCCATACTTTCTAGATTTATCGTGTACTTCATCCTCAACTAGCCAAGACTCAACTAGAGTTAGTCCTTTTAATGTGTGTGAGTGTTCTAAAGTGGTGTTGTTTTGGTTACCATTCATTAAATACAACTGAGATGCTTTTTCTATTGTTTTTTTAGAAAAGTAGATATAATAGTCCTCTTGTTCGCTTTGTCTGTAAATAGGTTTGTTAGGTACTAGCAATGCGCCCATTAATATACGCTTGTCGCTAGATACTTCAGCTAGTTTTATTTCTTGTGATTTTAAAGCAATAAAATCTTCTTCGATTGCTGGAGATTCTACAAGTGAAATAGCTTCTATTCCTGAAAATATACCGTCTCCCAAAATAAGTTCTATAATCTTCATATTATTATAACGTTTAATTTATTTTTTTTGTTTATCCTAAACTTGCACTTTGAATTATATTTCTGTCTAATTGTTGCGCTGTTGATACATCTCCACTAACTACAAATGCTCTTACTGGACTTTGCCCTCCTAATACATCAGCTAATTGATTAACTCCACTAGCACCAACTGTACTAAATTGAGGTAAAAAAGATTCAGTTGAAACTGCTGGGGTTGCTATTGCTGGAACAGGATCAACACCTCCACCACCACCTCCTGCACCAACTGAAGAAGCTACTGATTTACTTTTACGTAATGCAGATGACATTGCAGAAACAATACCTGCTGCTTGTAGTGCATAAGCAATTAACATTGGTATATTTTGAGGAAAACCTATTTTAGCAGTTTTTGCTGTACCCTCTGCAACTGCTGCACTTGATTCTGCTGCTGCTAAAGAAGAAAATGTAATAGTTTTTCTTGCTTGATCTATCATTTCTTTAGCTGCCATTATTTGTTTTGCAATAAGTGCTGCCTTACCTGCTGCTGTTTCTGCTCCAAATAAACCAATAGCTAAATCAACTGCTTTTCTTTTTGCATCTAATACTCTTTGCTCAATGTCTATTTTCATTTCAGCAACTCTTTTATCTCTTTCAACTTCTTCCTCTGCTGAGTCTTTTTTAACTTGCGCCCAAAACTCATCAGAATCTGCTTCATCAGACAATTGTTGTTCTCTCCTATCTTTTAAAGTTTGAAACGTCTCTTTATCTACCCATCCAACTCCAGGCATAAAGAACATTTTTCTGGCAAAGTCTTGTTGAGCCAAAGTTAAATTCTGAACTGACTTTGTGTTTTCTTTTACTACCTCAGTATTTTCTCTTACAGAACTAGAACGCTTCTTATTAACTTTAGTAAGAGCAGATTCTGCTACAACTGCATCTGCTACTAAATCTTCATATTGTCCACCTAATTCATCTAAAAACTCACCTTGTTGATCAAATTCCTGATTTAATAGTGCAAAATCTCTATGTACAGCGGCATTAAATAATCCTACCCCACCTGCAACTTCTTCATTATATTCTCTAGTAGCTACTGCTCTATTTTTTATAAGTTCTGCTTGTTCTTCAGCTATAAGTTTTGCAAATGCATCAGCTTTGGCTCTAGCCATTGTTGCTTTAATATAAGGTGCAGTCATCGCTACAACTTGTTCTAAAGCGTCTACTTGATCTAAATTAACGTCATTTAATTCTACAACAGTTTTAGATAATTCTCTTAAAGCTGATTCTCTAACTTCTTCTGATCTTGTTGTATCTAATATAATTCTTTGTAAAGTCTGTAATCCTCTTGCAGCCTCGTGAGCAGCAACATTAGCTTCGTCCATTGTTGCATTTAGCTTTTCCATTTGTGGATCAATTATTCCTAAAGCAATTTGTACATCTCTAAAGTTTGCAACTAAATAACCAACAGCAATAACTGCTGCACCAATACCAGTAGCAAGCAAAGCACCTTTTAAACCTTTCAAACCTTTGTTGGTTAAGGCTAATGCTTCGTATGAATCTTTAAACCTTTGAGCCATACCCCCAGTAAGTTCATTTAATATACCCATAGCACCACCATTGGTAGT